GTCTATGATCCTTGGATCAATCACAAGCGGAGTACTCCTAGTATTTTCTTTTGTTCCAGAGGTTCCTCCGTTTGCACAATGGATTTGTCTTCTGCTTTCTGCTACTGCTTCTTTTCTGACAATCATTAAACTTTCAAAGGGAAAATGAAAAAGGCGTTACTTCTGGCGGCTGTCCTGCTGTCAGGATGTGCCACACACAAACAGTCGGTAGTTGATACCCGTCCCGCTATTGCCTCCATTACTCATGCGGATGCAACGATCAAAAAGATTGCTAATGCAAAACCCAAGCAAATTGCACCTCTTGTCAAAGAAGCAGATGATGAACTTGAACAGGCAGAAGCCCAAGTTCAGCAAGTCCAGAAGCAAGCGGATGCCGTCCAGAGCGAAAGGGATTGGTGGAAAGCTGACGATGCTTCTAAAGATAAACAAATCGTTACTCTTGAATCAAAAGTTTCTCATTGGCATCACCTCATTGCTATTATTTCTGGATTGCTGGCGGCTAGTGTGGCTTTCACAACATGGCGTTTATCCGTGATTAGTCTTTGGATTCCCATTGGTTTGACGCTTGCTACTTACGGAATCTCATGGTTGCTTCTCGGTCGGATCTAATTAAAAACAAACTGATTCAACCAGCATCAAAGAGCAAGAAAGCCCTTTATGCTGGTATTGCCGCGATTGGTGTGGTCTTTGTTTTTATTTCTACTGTCTTTCTGATTCACAAACACGCTGATGTATCTAAAGAGATTGTAGAAGTATCCAATACGGCAATCATGGCATTCATGGCATTGGCTATGACATTGATTAGTGGACAGGCTTGCTTTGATTGGAAGGCAGTATCAGCCCTTCAGAACATAGAAGAGGATGAACACATTGATTCTAATGAAGAAGCCCCAGAAGAAGAGGTAAATAATTTCAGAACACCAAAGGCGAGATACTACGATGACGGCTCGATTTAAGAGGGGATATATTCGTGATGACGGGATGTTGTTTTGGAGATACATCAAGCGTCTAAATAAAGAAGAATGGATGACAAAAGAACAATTTGATCTATCTTCAAAAAAAGCCACGATAAACAGAATGCGTTGTTATTATGGCAACATAGAAAGGGAGAGGAAAAACAACACAAGATGGAAAAAGAAAAATGTTCAAAAGAATAGGGAAAATTCTTTAAAATGGCAAAAAGAAAACCCCCAAAAAGCATGCGATAGATCCAAAAGATGGCATAGAAAAAATCCGCATGTAATGATTGCTGTTACTGCAAAGTACAGAACTTCAAAGAAAAATCAAACACCTAAACTTTCAAAAGAAGAAACAGAAACAATTAAAGAAATATACAAGGCATGTAAAAGGGTCTCTGATTGTATGAGAACTAAATTTCATGTTGATCATATAGTTCCAATTTCAAAGGGAGGTATTCACCATCCATTGAATCTTCAAATTCTTCCAGCTAGAATCAATATACAAAAAAGCAACAAAATTTTATGACATCTTATTTTAAAAATAAGGTTATACCATTTCTTTGGGAGCATGAAGGAACAACTTATGAAAACGACAAAGATGATCCTGGTGGCGAGACACGTTGGGGAATAGATAAGCGTTCTCACCCCAATTTAGAAATTAAAAATATTACTGAGGAGCAGGCCATTTCTGTGTATTGGTCTGAATGGATCAAAGATGGTTGCGAGCATTTGCCTACTCCTCTTGATTGGGTTTTCTTTGATGCCTGTGTAAATTGCGGTATCGGCAGGGCACAAAGTTTTTTGAAATCATCAGGAAGAGACCCAAAGAAGTTTCAGGAAGAAAGAATCCATTTTTATAATAGCCTTGCTGATTCAAAACCAAGTCTTTCCAAATTTAGAAAAGGTTGGATTAATCGTGTAAATGACTTGTCAAGGGAAACGGGATTGGCGTAAAGTAACTCGCAATGCAGTATCAACCCAACCAGACTTGTTGCAATACGGCTAGCGGATGCTATAGCGGATGCGGTCAAACCTTGCCGATTGTTCCGGGAACTAATCCCGCATTACAGACATGGAATGGTCAGAATTTTGTAGTTGCTGATGGATCTTCTATAAATCCTATTTCTCTTCCCAATCTTCAGCAGACTACACGATCCAATATACAGTTTGTTATTGGCGTAACCGCTACAGGAACTCTTGCCCTTGTTCCTGCTTCATCTTTTGCCTGATATGCCTTGCCCTCCTCAAGTTCCTATTAGCATTATTCCTCCTGTATATCAGGGGCCGTCTCCTATCCTTTGGCAGAACGGAAATCAAATTACCCGACTCAATACCCCCCTGAATCCAAGTTGGTTGATTTATGATGGGACTAATACCCGTTGGGGTGATGGATCTGTTCAAGCTCCAATCTATCTTCCAAACGTACAGGAGATTAGCCCTTCTAGCTTTTCTTATTTTCTTGGGTTTACAAGTACTGGTCTTCTTGGAAAGTCATCCTTTATTCCAAGTGTCCAGAACATCGGTGGAGGAACTGCTGGTCAACTGGTTTATCAATCAGCACCTTCTACAACCTCTTTTGTTCCTGTTGGATCAAGCAATCAAGTTTTGATTAGCAATGGCACAAGTTCGCCTTCTTGGATTAACCAATCATCCATCGCCGCTGGTAGTGCTACTACTGCTACGACAGCAACAAACTTTAGTGGATCATTGTCTGGAGACGTTACAGGAACTCAATCATCGACATCTGTAGTCAAGGTCAATGGGGGTTCTGTTCCAACTTCTGCAACACTTGTTGGAACCAATAGTAGTGGTCAGATTGTAAATGCATCGTCTGCAACTATTTCCAATAATACTACTGGAAATGCCGCTACTGCTACCACAGCAACTACTGCTACAACCGCTACATCTGCAACTACGGCAACAAACCTTGCAAATGGATCTGCTGGGGTAATTCCTTTCCAAACGGGATCTGGAACTACTTCGTTCACTTCTGCTGGAACAGTTGGTCAAGTTCTTGTTTCTAATGGAACAGGAACTCCTTATTGGGCATCTTCTCCTTCTGCATCTTCTGCAACCAATATTGCTGGAGGATCGGCTGGTGAGGTTGTGTACCAAACTGGTGCTGGAGTAACATCGTTTACTGCCGTTGGAACATCGGGGTATGCCCTGATTAGCGGGGGAACTTCTGCTCCTACTTGGCAAAATGTCACTTCTGCCAATACTGCAAACGCTATTGTTTCAAGAGATTCCTCTGGAAACTTTTCTGTTGGAACTATTACTGGTGCATTGAATGGAAATGCCAGCACAGCAAGTTCTGCAACATCAGCAACGACATCTACAAATGTTGCTGGAGGAGCGGCTGGATCAATGTTCTATCAGTCTGGTGCATCGACTACAGCATCTATCCCTGCTGGAACATCTGGTCAAATACTGGCATCGAATGGAACTGGTTCTCCGTATTGGTTGAATCAATCTAGTATTGCGGCTGGAAGTGCCGCTACAGCTACCAATGCTACCAATGCTACCAATGCAACGACTGCGGGAACTTGCACAGGAAATGCCGCTACTGCTTCTGCTCCTTATTCTGGATCAACACTGAATGCTGTTACTGCAAAAGCATGGGTTTACTTTGATGGAACAACTTCTACTCCTACTATCAAAGGAACTTATAATGTTTCTAGCATAACAAAAAATGGTAGCGGAGACTATACAATCAATTATACAAGTGCTTTAGCAAATGCTAATTATACCGTAACAGGAACAAGAGGTTCGAGCACTAGCAATCAATCTTTTTCTGGCATTATCGCCTGTGATGAAACAACTCCTAGAAGCACAACATCTTGCCGTGTAACTGCATCTTTTGTAAGTTCTGTTGCAAATAGAACAAATGCGGATGAAGCATATATCTCTGTTGTTATAATTTAATATGTCATTTATTTGCTTCCAACAACCATCAGGACAAGTGGGGCTTATTGTTCCAAGTCCTGATTTTTCTATTGAGGACATTACTAAAGATGTTCCAGCAGGATGTGCTTTTAAGGTAATGGATTCTTTGCCTTCTGATTTTGATAATGATTTCTTCAATGCATATGACTTTGATGCAACGAATGGAGTTGTTGCAAACATAGGTAGGGCACAAGAGATTCAGAAAAATAGCTGGAGAAGCCTTCGTTCTCCTTTGCTTTCTACTCTGGATGTCTATTTTAATATGGCTCTTGAGCGAGGGGACTCGGCAAGCCAAGCTATTATTGCATCTCAAAAACAAGCGTTGCGTGATGTGACTAAAACAACTCTTCCGTCTGATACTATTGCGAATATCAAAGCAGTAATTCCTTCTATCTTGACTCAAACTTATACTTACCCTAATACTTAAAAACTATGTCATGCGGATGTAACAACAATGGAAATGGATGGGGTGGATGCGGATGTTCTACCGTTCAATACGCACCTCCTGCCTGTAACCCCAATTTCCCTACTGCTTGCACGGCTCTTGGGTCTGGAACGATCCAGCGTGTAGTTGGTGAAGATTCCGCTTACTGCAAATATACGGTTCCTACGCTGGCGGCTAATAGTATTCTTACCTACAATGCTTCTACTGGTCTTGTGAAGTGGAATGATGGTACTCCTTCTAATCCTATCTTTATTGGGAATGGAAGTCAGGCTACCTCTACAACGGTTGGTGCTATTCAGGGAACTACTCCTACTGGTCAATTGGTTGAATTTAGCCCATCTACTTCAACCGAAACGCAATTCCCGATTGTTTCGCCTTCTGCAACAACTGCCTCTTGGGGAACGATTGAAAATCTTGTTCCGAATACTGGTCTTGTTTATCGCAATAATACAGGAACAGTTGCACAGCTTTCTTCTTCTGCTGGCAACATTGTTACGTTTGACGCAAATGGAAATCCGATTGCGGCATCTGCATCTTCGCTTGCTGGTGCTACCGCTGTTCCCTCTGGAGCAATTCTACCTTTTGCATACAACGTAACTACTGGAACAGTTCCTACCGGATGGTTGCTTTGCGATGGTACTGTTTATCAAGTATCAGCATACCCAACACTTGGAGCATTGCTTGCCAATACCTATGGAGGAAGTTCTGGAACTTTTGCAGTTCCTAATCTTTCTGGTTTGTTTATCCGTGGATCTGGAACGCAAACCTCTGGAGGAGTAACGTATGCTTCTGGTTCTATTGGAACGATTCAAGCAGATGCTCTCCAAGGTCACTATCATTCTTTAACAAGTAATGCTGTCCACTATCAGGCAACTGGAGCCGCCGCTGGATCAGGAAGCAATAACCTTGTTTCCGCAACCATAACCGTTGGATCACCAACTACTGATGGGACTAATGGAACTCCTAGAACCGGAACTGAAACTCGTCCTGTGAGTCTTGCAATGGTCTATTGCATCAAGACGTAATTTGTCATGGCTAATGACGGTCGTATATATGATGGAACGACTGTAACTGTTGCTATGGATGCGGAGACGCATCCGAGCAATCTTCCTCCATCGTATGTAGCCTCATGTGTAAATCGTTCGTTTAGACAGGGCATCAATAGTACTCGACCTCCTTTTGCTGATCTTCAGATTAACCTAGCGTATGGTTATCCTGAATCTATTTTAACCGATTTTCAGACAGGTAACTTCCAAGGGGCATATGCATACAAGGGAATATCTCCCGGTTCAGTAGATGGAATCATTTGTTCTGTTGCTGGAACCATCTATTTCCTTGCGATAGTAAACAATGTTTGCACTCTTTATCCTCTGATTTCAGGTAATGATCCTACGCTTATGCACACTTGGTTTGTGCAAGCAGAAAACTGGGTCTATATCCAAAATGGATACCAAGATCCTATTGCTTGGAGCGGAGATATTTCTCATGCACCAACAAATCTTCAGGCAGTTGGAGATAACAATGGTCACATCAATTTGACTTGGACAGTCAATGCAGTTGGTTCTGTTCAGACAGAAATTCAAGTTCAAACTCCAACTACCATTTTCAATACAATTGCTATAATTCCATCTGGTGCTGTCTCTTATTCTTATCAAGCGGCATCTTCTACTACTGCATACTCTTTCCAAGTTCGTTCGGTTTACCCTGATGGGTCAGCAACCCCGTGGTCAAACGTGGTTACAACGAATTCTTCAAATACTCAAATTACTCCTGAACAAAACAATACCATCTATAGGCTCAATCCAGCGGCTCAACAAATGCCCGTTGGAACGATTATGGCATATGCCTATGGTCGTGTTGCTGTCAGTACCGCTCAAAATAATATCTACGTTTCTGATATTATCTATGGCAACGGATTTACTACGACTTCCAATACTCAAAACTTTACGGAGCAAACGTATTGGAATGAAGGTGGATCATTTACTCCTCCTGCTAATCTTGGATTGATTACAGGGATGAGGGTAATGCCTTCCTTGAACATCAACGTCCGAGGGCAAGGCGAGTTGGTTGTTTTCTGTGAGAACGGATCATTTACTTTGGATCTTTCTCAAGACAGGACAACATGGCAGATGTCGAATATCCAAAAGGTATCTCTTATTGGTCGTGGATGCCGATCCCCTTGGAGTATTTGTGGGGTCAACAACGATGTCTATTTCCGTTCGGATGATGGATGGGCATTCTACAACAATGCTCAAGTTGATTTCTACGAGGCTCTATCGTTCCGAAAGATAAGTAGAGAAGTTCAGCCTTGGGTAAATTATGACACGCCTTGGTTGAGGCAGTTTGAAAGTGCAATGTTCTTTGACAATCGCATCATTGCTACGGTCTCTCCGTTTACGGTTGCCAACGTCAATCCCATGTACGGTCTTCATCGTCCTAGCAGGGCAATGATTGTTCTGGATGTTGAACAGGAAAGCAGGATTAACCCTGATGCCTCAATGCCTACTCGCTGGAATGGTCTATGGGAGGGGCCGCAACCTACGCAACTTCTGACGGCTCAAATCAATGGGGTTCAGCGTGGATTCTGTTTTTCGTTTGATTCTGATGGCGTGAATAGACTTTACGAACTCCAGAATAGTAGTGTCCTTGCAACAGGCATAGATGACTACTCTCAAGTCTATGGAAGTGTTCCTATCAAATCGTACTTTATTACCAAGAGATTTGATTTTACTCCCAATCAGGGGGCATCAAAGTTTATTAGAAAGCAACTTGCTGGCGGGGAGCTTTGGGTATCCAACCTAAAAGAAAAGGTTCAGTTTGAAATGCTGTACGCTCCTGACTCGTATCCATGCTTTACCCAACTTGGAAACACGATTTCTATTTCAGAAAACGGATGCACTCCTGTACAGGCAAATTGTTCGCCTTCTATTTCAAGGCCCAAGTACTCACAGGTAAAGTTTCCTTCTCCTGATATTAACGACTGCCAATCCGCAAATCAGATTAATCTTCAGGAAGGTGCAGAATTTCAAATCAAGGTTGAGATTACCGGATCTTGTGTTGTTGATAGGTTGAGGATAGCGGCTCTTTTGAATGCACAGTTGGATCTTCCAGAAGGAGTTTGCGTTGGAGACGAGATTGATCCTATCGTTTGCTGTCCAACGAATGACCTTGATTACTACAGAATTGTGCCTTTACAACCCTCTGTTGCTTCTGTACAAGGATAAAACTTTATGAACAATCAGTCTTCACCAGTTCAAATCTTGAGTCCGGTTATTCCAAGTAGCTGGTGTCCAAGTGGTTCTTTTGCTGATATTTTTAATAGTTACAATCAGCTATACCTTAATAATTCTACAATCAATATTCCGTTTTTGAATGAGGTTACTCCTCAACAGATTACGGCTCTTCAGCAAAGCATTCTGACTATTACTAATCAGCTTAATGCAGTTAATTATCAGAGTGGAACACAAACAATTACTGCATCAAATTCTGCTCAAACATTTACAATTACCATTCCTACTGCAATGGCTAATTCCAGTTATCAGATTTCAGGTTACTTTACTCCTACTGCTGGAACAGCGAATGCAAGTGCTTCATGGGGTATTGTTACTGGTAGCCAAACCAGTACGCAATTTAAGATTTGGATCTTGAGCAACAACTCCGACATTACAAGTTTCACTTGGCAAGTTTCCAACTTAGGATCGCTCTGATTAAATGAAAATATGTGGCATTTATGGAATTAAAAACTCCATAAACGGGAAATGGTACATAGGCG